CGCGTTTGTCAGGTTCTGCGTTAACATCCGTCATGAATACATTGATAGTGATGTTTCTACAATACTACTATTATAGGAGTTGTTGTAGTTTATCACCATCAAAATCATTCAGTGTGATTGGATGGTGTTACGGAGATGATACAACAATGCCTGAGAAACATATTACTGCATTTTCGAAATTTGTTAATGATCACTATGGAATGAAAGTTACTCTTGAGAAATCTAAAACAGATGGTATAACTTTCTTATCTGAACTTAAGGTTTGTGATGGCACACAACATGACTTTAAAAGGGCTTTGAAGAAGTACTCAACATCTTTTAATAAATATAAAGGAGTGTTGTCATTGCTATATAAAGATTTAGGATACTACAACCCACGAGTTCAGATTTATAAAGATAAGAAATTTTCCCAATTACCTGGGTTTTCAGTTCTTGGAAAATTTGCGTATCATACATTGAGTATGTATTCAAAGTTTAGACCAGGAATAACACTTGCTGAACATATCAATCGGGCCAAGTCAGGTTCGCTGAAATATGAGGTGTATGATACCCACGGGTTTATATCTTATCTGAACCAGGATACTCGCATTAACGAGTTTCATGAAGAAGTACAAAACGTTTATGTTGAAAGCAGCTCAGTTGTGTCTTCGTCTTTGTCTGAATTATTGGACAACTACGCTGCTTTTAAGAACAAATTCCTTCACATTCTAACCAAATACTACGTAAACGAAATACCTGTTTATCCTAATAATCATGGAACGTTGGTAGTAGATGGAGATGTTTTTGACGTGACAAAATTCAAGTTAGATATTAATAAAGCTTATGAAATGGTCAAATGTGCGATTGATTTATACAACCATGGGGGTTCGTATAGGGATGAATCTTGCACAAGCTTGAGATTGCATGCCGCTTTTTGGAATGACGTTATCAAAATTGTTGATGGTGATTTAGGTGCTGCAGCTAAAGAAATTCAAACTATTTTTCAACGATATTACAAATATGCAATCAAAATCAAAAAACAATCAAAAACAACATGGAGTGCGCAATGGCTCCAACAAGAATGGAAGAAATTCCAAAAAATTAAAAAATAAAGGTAACAAAGGCAAGATGATGTCTATGTCGGGAGTCGATTTTATTAGGAAGGTTGACGTCTTCCCAGTACAGTTAATGGACGGAGATATCAAGTTGGTAGCTTCATACGACATATCACCATCTGCCTTTCCGAACACTAGGTTAGAACTAATTTCTAATTCTTATCAGTTATACAGATTCAATAAGTGTAAAATAACTTATACATCATTACTGCCAACAGCAGTTAATGGTTTGTTCTTGGGTTATATTGATACTGATCCCAGTGATCAATCAATAATTAACTCCGGGCAAACTGCTAATGATATATTGAGAATAGCTAGATCTCAT